CCCTCTTCACGAATTGTGGGAGGTGGGGTACCGCCGAATTATTGGTATCAAATGCAACTCCAGATGGAGGTTGCTGAAGTGCCTGTCTGCCAATATTGTGAATTCACTTTCAAGTCTGCGACGGCAAAGGCTTCCATGGAGGAAGCACCACTTGGCGCAACAGAGGGTCTAATTTATCTTCTACAGAATCACAACACCCTTGAGACAAAATATGCATATGGACCGATTGGAGATATGAAATGGAATCCACAGCCTGAGGCTCCATGGCATGTCCTCGAGCGTATTCCGTGGTTTCTAGAGAAGTCGTGGATTCATCCTGTATATCGTGATACAGCATGGTTCCAGTCAATTATTCCTCTACTTGATGAGTTCTGGCAAGATGTTAAGAAGGCGAGGCAGGGAGTATTTCTCCTTCCTGAATCTTCTGTGAAGCGTAAGTCGGCAGTGTGTGCCATTACTGATTAGAACTATCTATAAGCAATATTAAATATCGGCATAGGTAGTGTATTTATAATATTTTTTTTATATTTATACACAATTTTATGAAAAATTCGTCCAAGTAATTCATTCCATTCAATTGGATATTGTGAATTGGAAATATAAAAAAAATATTCAGATTTTTCTTTACAATCTTGTGGAAATTTTGCTGGATTCTCTTTAAGATCTTTTAATTTTGTATCCAAGACTGTTATCATTTCTGTATACCATTCATTTGTAAACTCAGTTTGTGGTTTACAAATAAAAGCACCCGCACCAATTAATTCCGTCCATTTTGAAATTAGAGGCGTATATGCGACATTTGAGTCTGTTTCAGGATATCCACAAATCCAGTACATGCTTTGATTAAACTCTTCAAATGCATTTTTCCAACTTCCAGTTGTTCTTTTTATATCTGTATATCCTCCTCCGTGAAAATGCATAAAATAGCATCGTAAATAATCTGCTTTATGTGTTTCAGAAAGATACTCATACCCTGGATGTAATGGATACTCTGGAAGTATATATTCATGTAAATCCTTTTTTGTAATTAATTTTACAGTACATTCTGTAGTGTTTATTAATTGTTCTAAACAATCTTTTCGATTTTGAGTAATTTCATTATCGCCTGTCCAAAAACAATAAATTATACTCATAGTATAAATTATTCTTTTTGTAACTTTAAATATATTAAGAGATCAGAATATGCCAGAACACTTGGGTGGAAAGGTCATTTATGGTAATTATAAAGATGGTTCCGTTATATTCAAGGACAGAAAAGGCTACTATATTGTCGCAGTAACTACAGGAGAACCCTTTAAAAAATATATCAAGGGCTGGAAGCCTGGCCCGGATGATACACCTGAATGCCTAGTAAATAATCATTGGACACGTTGTAACAAAAAGAAGAAGCGTCGCACAACCCGTAAAAATTAATCTGCGGATAAATGCCAAAACGCTCAGAAAAGACTACTGTCTAGAGCATACTCGGCTTGTAGAAATTGTTTACCAGTTCATGCACAGGCGCCGAGCATGAATCGGGATTTTTGCGTTGATAATTGTTTGTCAACTGATTGTAATTTCCAGTGAGTTGTATGCGATTCGCAAAATCACTCTCATAGCACGCCTGCGCATTAAACGCCGTATTCGGTTTATCATCAACGGCCGCATCCTCTAGAACACCTTGGAGTAGATGATACGGAATACGCGGGTTCAGCATTGAATCGGCAGGCCCAGTCACATACTTAATCGGCTTATCCCCTACAGGGGCAGGGGTCATATTCTGAAATCCACTCAATTCACGTTGTTTCACTTGTCTAGGTAGGTTGTACGTAATAATAAACAAAAAAAGACCAAGTATAATCGTTAAAAGAATCATTATATCTCTTTTCATTCCTCTCTCTACTAAGGCGTAGCATACTTGAGAGTATAGGCGCGTGCCTTTTCATCAAATTCCTGCCGATTGGACTTATAAATATGAGCAATTTCCGGTACGAGAGGATCATTTGGATTTGCATCCGTAAGCAGACTCAGAATACTTAGCAGGACCTTACTCACCGTAAGAGCAGGCGACCACTGATTCTTCAGAATATCAAGACAGATACCACCTGCAGAATTGATATTGGGATGATAAATCTTCGTAAGAAAGGTTACGACCGGAGGCTTGAAGGGATAGTCTACAGGGAATTGGATCTGCATCTTGAAATAACCTCCGGCATATGGACTATCAGCAGGACCAAAGATGGCACCACTCCATTTGAAGAGGTCGTCTCCAGTAGGTCCTGCGCTACAATTTGCTGGAGGGTCTTTAGTGAGATCATCAATTTCTTTCTTAATGCGACGGAGGGCCATGATTGAATTTTGGTTCAAATACAAATAAAAGGCGCATCAAATTTTTCGGTGCCTTAGTAGAAACCATGAACTTCCTGAACCTTCTCGCCGAATTCCTCGGAACCTTCCTCCTCTTAATAAGTATCCTAGCGACCGGCAATGCGCTAGTAATTGGTCTTACACTCGCCCTCATCATCTTCTGCATCGGCTCCCTCAGCGGTGGCCATGTGAACCCTGCGGTCTCTCTTGCCATGTTCGTAAATGGTGCGCTCTCTGCGACTGAACTGGCCGGCTATGTTGTCTCCCAGGCTCTCGGTGGCGTGGCGGCGGTCTATGTCTTCCGTGCCCTTGCGTAAGCATGCGAAGCATAGTAACAATTTCAATTAAAAAGACTTTTTGAAAAAGAGATTCTTCTTCAAAAAGTTTATTGTATCCATACTAACGGCAACGAGCAATCGCATAGACCGCCGCCGCAGTTAAAAGTCCTGCCATAAGCAATCCCTCCGTATCAAGTCCACTTGAAAAGCCTTCTCTTATTGCTGGTTTCTTACAATCTCCTCCAGGATGATTTTTCACGGACGATCCATCAGGGCAGAAAATCTTTGCAGCAGCATTAAATTGAGATTGACTCAAAAAAATCGGGCTGCCTCTTGAATTCACATCCTGAACCCACTGGGTCTGCATAGGTTGGCCACTGCTGCGATCGATCGCTCCAACAATCCAAGGAGTTCCATCTGAGGCCGCCGTTTTTCCCTGTGTATCTCCTACAGGCAAAGTCACCTTTCGACATTTTGGATATCCGCTGCCAAGAATTGCATTCATCACCGGTACTGGATTTAGGGCATCCTTCGCATCCTCCATCATACCTGGAGCAAGTCCGCGAAGTCCTGGAAGTCCAGCAGACGCTAGACCGGCCTTCACCTTGGGTCCAAGAGCATCGCCTGTTGGAACTCCATTTACATAATACCACATATCGGCACCATTCTCGCATTGAAGCCCCGTCTTAATAAAATAATTTACGCCGAGAGGTCTCAGGGCACCCATTCCACTTGTTAGACTACTACTGCTCTGGCCAAACCCAATCATATCTGTATAAAAGGCCGCACCCTTGACCGCGCCGATTACATCATCCATATTATTGCCCCGCCGAACACCCACGGCTCCAGGAAGAGGCAATTCATCAGCAAAATCATAGGCAGGCCCGGTAAACCCGGGCGTATTTGTATTGATTTGTCCTGTGGGGAGAATTGACATATCCCTCCTCTGCTATTCTACGAGTAAAAGAATGCCAATGCCAAAGAGACAAGATGAGATTCCCACAAGTTTCAAATAGGTGAGTTTTTCATCAAAAAAGAAATATCCGATTGAAAACATTAAAAATGTACTGAAAACATTCCAGATAAAATTTACCATACCGACTCCTTGCCACTCTAGCGCCTTTGAAAGAAGAGGCACAACAGCACAGGCAAAAATAGCCGCTGCATAAATTACATTCCACTTTCCTCCAATTTGCAGAAGAGTCAGCGCGCCTGCTTCAACTATACTCGAAAGGAAAATCCAAGGCATCGCAGTTAAAAGGGCCGTGTCCAGCGGTGTCATTAAATTTGATTGCGTTTTTCTTTCTGAAATTTAATCTTAAGAACACTCCAAATGGATTCACTCTTTCCAGGTCGAGTTCACCATAAGCCAGTTCCAGAATTTGCCTGGAAATGGGAGGATAGAGGGCAGGATGGGGGGGATACGGATGATGAATTTAGCAAATCTATAAAATCAGTTTGCCCATGTGCAACATCTGAGGACACAATTATCCATGAAGATCTAAATGTATGTACCCTTTGTGGTGATGTTAAAAACAGAAGTATTGAGTCAGGCGCTGAGTATCGCTTCTTCGGGCACGATGACCGAAGCAGCAACGATCCATGTCGTGTAGGAGCACCAACCGATTTCCGTTTTCCATCTTCATCACTCGGTACAATTATTCTTACAAAAAGTTCAGGCGGTCCAAGCACGGCTCGCGCAGCCATGGCTCGTATCCGTCGCTATCACACCTGGAATATGCTTCCCTACAGAGAACGTGCTCTTCTCCAGGTCTATGAAATGCTTGCGCTTGCCGCAACCAATCATGGCCTTGACCAGAGTGTAATTGATAATGCGAAGGACCTCTATGTCCAACTCGTTGAACACTGTGACAAGCGTGGCCTTTCACGCACAAGTGTGATTGCAAGTTGTATGTATGCATCACTGAAGAAGGTTGGACAACCCCGAAAGCCCAAGGAGGTTGCGGATATGTTTCATCTGACTACAGGCCAATTTACCAAGTCATTCAAGTATTTCCAGGAGGTGCTGGCC